ACTGGTTTGACTTTCCCAGAATGGCTACAGGCCATTGAGAATGCCTACAACGCACAGGCCGTCCCGTTTCCCCCCCATAGGCCTGGCAGAGACTGTTTTTGGACTGAGGTGGCGGCTTATGGGCTTGACCCGCATAAATGGTCGTCTTGGTTTTTCAGTTGGATGCAGTACCCTCCGCAGGACCCAAACGTTGACATTGTGGGTGAAACAACCATTCCCCAAATGAAAATTTTTGCAGCTGTCTCTGGATTTGGCCTCCGGCTTAGTGGAGTTGAACACGACTACGTCAGTCCTTCCCGGCAAGGCTGGCCGACCTTGGATCTCGTGGTTACTGACTCCGAGTTTGACCACGCGTTGCATGTCTCCGCAGCCAACCCAGTTAAACTGTCAAGTAAAGTCGGTGCACTCGCTCGTATTCTGGCAACCATTCGAGTTCAACATCCTGTAGATTACCAAGACGTTTTGGCAGAGTACAATCGTGCCAGGGTTGACTCACACCCTCGTCCAAAACCCCTGCTGCTTGGCATTGCTGGCATACATGAACTGCCGACAACAATGGACGACATTGCGGACGCCTTTGTGGCAAATCTTACCACTGAACCGATTCACCAGAGAGACCAAGAAGGCTTTGCTTACCCCTTTGGTAGACCACTTAATGCTGCTGCTGTTGGCGCTGGGGTTCCACTTACGTCCATTTATGAGTATGAAAATCCTATCAATACCAGGCCAGTGAGACACACACCAGATCGCACTATGTGGCAACGTTTTCGAGGTTTGACCAGTCGTGCCAGAGAGAGGCTTGAAGTTTCCCTACTCCAAGCTCACACCAGTCCTAAAGATCCTGGCAACTTGACAAAATCACTTGCTACAAAGAAAGTCAAGCCGGTTGCAGCCACTAAAGCTCAGTCTCGTGACAATGCAACCAGAGGAAATGAGGTGCCTCGCCCTGCCAGACATATCGTCTTGGGCCAAGAACTCGAGCGCGCCGTGGCCCCTTACTTAGGTCTGGAACTCCCTGTTGTACCTTTGCAAGCTCAACAAATCACGTATGTTGCCCACCTTGAGTCTGCTATGCGCCTTGCTGCGGACATCAAGTCTAACCCGCAGTTAGTCGAAGGGAACTGGTCCCCGGCCATTTTCCAGAGTCTGGACAATATTCTCGACCTCCACAAGTTGAGACATGAAACTGTCAGTGTTCCGATGACAATGTACCTGGGTGTTTCGGGATCCGGAAAGTCAACTGCGACTGTTCAGGAGATGAAAAACATGACGTCAGAAGAAAGGAGGAACACCAGGGTCGTGTCCCATACCCAAGCGCTTCGAGCTAGGGCCAAGCAAGACTTGGATTTTGGTGAACTTCGGGGTTTTAACTTCCCCACCATGTCAACCCTCATCATGGAACCCTCAACTGGAACACTAATCCTAGATGACTGTGGCAAGTTCTGGGCTGGTGTTCTAGACTTGGTCTTGTTGTGCAACCCTTTGGTGACCCGTGTGATTATCAATGGTGACCCGACTCAGGGAATTTCAAAAATTCCGCTCCGCGGAGGACAAAGTGAACACATGCCAAGTCTACTTGACCGAGTTGCACCAGAGGTCAAAGTTTGGGCCACACTCTCACACAGGCACTTTGGTTTACTGGCTAACACTCTTGGCGTGCACACTACCAATCCTGAGTATGGTCATATAACTCATTGTGTTGGGCCCAAAAATGGCCTTCCTGTCTGCACAGCTTCTCCCCGATATGTACAAGTTCTTGCTGGAGCAGGCAGGCAAGCCTACACCTACGAAAGCATCCAGGGGGAGGACTTTGCTGAAGAGGTTGAGGTTGACGCCACTGGCCTTGAGGGGTCAATACTGGACCGCACTGCCTGTGTCGCTCTCACTCGAAGCAAAAAGGGTGTCTACATTCGAATGAGTGCCCTTGATCCTGGGAGTGTGGTCAAGGAGGCACCCACTGGTAGTGACATCATAAATGCTCTTGTGTACACAATGAGGTCTAGAAACACTGCCAGTCTTCTGACTCCTTCGGCACTGGTTAAGGCCGCTTTCTACAAGCATCTGGCAACCTGCATGCCGAACTTACATTGGTTCGCCGGTGTCGGTGCGTCGGTCCCCGCGTCAATGTTCCAGTTCTGTGAGCCTGTGGCCACCAATACCTTCCCTAATGAAGGCCAGTGTGCCGATCCTGGTCCTGTTGAGAGAGAGGCGACAGCTAGTGGCACAATAGACGTCTTTGTGAAGGAGCCGCACCCGTGGGCCAAAGAAGACCGAGAAGTAGGTGGAGTATATGGGGCGACTGACCAGTTTAAAGACAATGCCCTCGTGAACCCCCATGTTCACAAGCGGAAGGACACAGCCACTTACTTTCTTTCTGTCAGTAAGCGTCTCACCAACAAGACCTACGCCCAAAATCTGAAGAGGTACCTTACCTGTAGGCGCAAGGACCTTTGCGATGAGTATGACAAGCTCGTGCCCAACCCGGCCCAGTGGAGTGCTGAGAAGCATTCCGAGTATATTGACCGCGCCATTGAGATGTACTGCGAGACCCGAACGTGGAAAAACATAGTGGAAAAACTTCAAGCCATTGACCCGGACCGCACTGCTGCAGACCTGAAGATTACCCTTAAGAATCAGGTTATCAAAAAGGCTGAGAAGAAAAACAAGGTTGCCGCAATTCCTGGGCAACTTATCCACGAGTTTGACATGGTTCACACGGTTCATGATGGAGCCCTGGCCCTCTTTTACACGGAGGAAATTCTTGGTAGTTTTCCCTCGAACTTCCATTTCTACAAAAGAATGAATCCTGAGGAGTTCATCGCTGACTATCAGAAGTGCTGGAGAGTCAACAATGGCGCACATTCTTCAGACGTTACTCGCTGGGATGTGGGCTGCGATGCCGGAGTGCTCAACCTTGACAGACACATGTTTGAAAGGTCGGGTGTCGCTGAAAACCTCATTTCAGAGTACGTTGACCGGCGCTTGCGGTCTAGGTCACAACATGGACCCATGGGAACAATGCAAAACTCCGGCGACAAGTTTACTTGGCCCATAAACTCTGGCAGACGGGCAGTTGTCACTAGCTTTGTTAATGAAATCACTCCGGAAGACACAGTTTACGTCAATGGGGATGACGCCGGAGTCGACAGGTACTGCACCGTTCGACAAATTCCTGACTCCCCTTGGGAGTTCAAGAGTGAGAATGGTCATCGTGTGGAGTTCAGTGGGTTTCAAATTGGTGGGCCTAAACCTGAGTACTCCGCAGAAGGCATTCAGTATCGCGCCTGGATTCTCGAAAGTCGCGACCCTTCAGCACAGGACAAGTGGGTTAATTACTTAGACCTTCTTAGACATGCTGACCCCGAAGACCCAGCCGCTGTGGATGTTGCCTTCATGGCGAAAAAGTACATGAAACCTCCACTGTTCATTGAGTACCTCCCACCTGCTTACCACAGTTATTTCCCAGCTGACTTCCCTCGGACTTAGTTTGTTTGATTTTAGGTTTCCTTCTCAATTACCTTACCTCCCGTTACCTTCCCTCACCTCACCTTCCATTACTTAACCATACCTATTTTTCCTTTTTTTTTTTTTTT